TTAAAAACAAGTCTGTACCAATTGAATATTGGGTCACCACTGAACCTGGTTCTACTTACGGAGCTTAATGATGACTGATATTGTTACACAATATGGTACTTTTAAAGAAGAAGATTTGAAATCGATCAAAGAAGCTTTGAATGAAATTTCAAATGAGCTTGACATTATCTCTCAGCATAAAGATGCAATCAAAGATGTTATCAATGCAGTCTTTGATAATTATAAAATCCCTAAAAAAGTAATTCGCCGTTTGGCAAAAGCACATCATAAAAATTCTTTTCAGGAAGAACTTGCGCATGATAGTGAATTTGAGACCCTCTATATCGGGCTTACGGAGGCAAAATGAATGAAGAACGTAGAGGGTTTACTAAAGGTTTAGGTCTAGCAGGATTTGTTGCAGTTGGAATTGCTGGTTATAAAGAAGCAAAAGAAAGGATTGTTTATAAACAGGATGAAATTCCAACACCTGAGTTAGAAAAACAATTAGAAACAAAACCCGTTCTACAATTGTCCGCTACTTACGGAGAAGAAATGCCTCCTTCATCTGACTTATACGTATTCTCATTTGGTCCAAATTACAAACCTGGAACAGAAAACCATGTAAATGTTAAAATTGTTCCTGGTCCCGATGGCAAACTATACGTAAAAGAAAACGATAGTTGGAGAAAAATATGAATGTAGCAATGATTGCTTCCGGGCAACCTCGATACAAAAAATATATTTTCGACAATTATTATAAAATAAAAGACGCAACTAGCATAGAACTTTATTTCTATATGTGGAGTAATTATTACTTAGAAAACGATGATAAAAATATTTTTGAAGGTGGAGGTTCGGTTGAGGAACAAATAATTAAGGGGCTACCTAAACACTGCATCATAAAAAAATTCATAACTGAAAATGAACCTTCTATTGAAAAATTATTTAATAATGAACTAGAAATATTAGTAGAAAAAACTCTTGGAGCAAATCATATATTTGAGCCTGATAGAATGAGAACCAGTCTTATTGATCTATATTATCAAAGATATTCAGCAATGAAAGCTTTTGAATTACTTGACAAAGAATATGATTGTGTTATAAGATATAGACCCGATTGTTACCTCGCTGATGATGTTTACTTAAAGGAAGTAGATTTAGATAAAGGAATTTATGTTCCTAGGAACATGGGAGGAGGAGGTATGAACGATCAATTTGCAATCGGAAATATGAAAAATATGAAGGTATATTTTGATGCGTTCAACAGTTTATTTGTCGATCAAATGGAAAATAAAGAGTTGGTTCAACAGGAAACTTCTTTAAAATATCATCTATCAAAAAATAATATTAATATTCATGGACTACCTAATAATGCACGATATTTTATGGTAAGAATAGAAAAAGGAGATGGTGGAAAAAAACTTCAAAGAATTTAAAGTATTTCATTTTACATTATGGAGATTGTGATTGGAAAATAAACAAATTTTATGGGTAGAAAAATATCGCCCGAATAAAGTTGAAGACTGTATACTTCCCGAAAACATCAAAACTATATTTCAAGAATATGTCAACAGAAAAGAAATCCCAAATTTGTTACTTGCTGGATCCGCAGGCGTTGGTAAAACAACAATCGCTAAAGCCCTCTGCGAAGAAATTGGCTGTGATTACATCATCATCAATGGGTCAGATGAAAGCGGCATTGACACATTCCGCACCAAGATCAAAAACTATGCATCAGCAATGAGTTTTTCTGGTGACCGGAGGGTCATCATCATTGATGAAGCAGACTATCTAAATCCCAATTCTACACAGCCCGCCCTACGTGGTGCCATTGAAGAGTTTTCAATTAATTGTTCTTTTATTTTCACTTGTAATTTTAAGAATAGGATTATTGAACCTCTTCATTCACGTTGTTCCGTTATTGAATTTAAACTTCAAAATGGGCAAAAGGCTAAGATGGCGGCTCAGTTCTTTAAACGTGTTGAATGGATCTTAAAACAAGAAAACATTCCATATGAAAAAGATGTTGTTGCAGCCGTCATTACAAAATACTTTCCTGATAACCGACGCATTCTAAATGAATTACAACGATATTCAGTTTCAGGAGCAATCGATAAAGGTATTTTGTCAAATGTTTCAGACGTAAACATTGCAACGCTTATCAAATCCATTAAAGAAAAAGATTTTGGATCAGCAAGAAAATGGGTCACTTCGAATCTTGACAATGATGCAGCAACCATAATCAGAAAAATATATGATTCGATGTATGAATATTTAACTCCTGACAGCATTCCACCTGCTGTTTTAATTTTGTCAAAATACCAATATCAATCTGCATTCGTGGCGGATCAGGAAATTAACTTAATGGCCTGTTTGACCGAATTTATGGTTGAATGTTCCTTTAAGTGAGAAGGAACATGTTTCAAACGAAAATATATGATTTATTTGGTGATGAAATTCTTTTGAATAGTAAAAGCTGTGTTTATTGTGGAATACAGAAAAAAATAATAGAGTTTCCTAAACATATTCATCGAAATGATGGATACGATTCTAGATGCAAAGAATGCAAAAATAAAAGAGGAAAACTTGTAGATCAAATAAGAAAAAATTCTCCACCAAAACCTGAAATATGTGATTGTTGTGGAAAAAAACCTAAGGAAGGCAATGGTAGAAGAAAAATTGGATTAGCACTTGATCATTGCCCTAAAACTAATACCTTTAGAGGTTGGCTTTGTTTTGATTGTAATCTTGGGATTGGTTTATTAGGTGACGATACTCAAGGATTAAAAAGAGCTTTAGACTATTTGGTGAAACATGACCGACCTATTTAAAGAAATCTTACCAAGCATTCTTCAAACGAAGAAAGACGTTCTAGAAAATGAATCTGATTATAAACCTTTTATCATAAATCGCTCACTCTCATATCATATGGATTGTATTTTATATGCAAATCAAATGAATATGTGTGGAAATTTACCTCCAAAACTACAATACCAATATTTTCTAAATACCGTAAGACCAATGAAACGTAAGTTTCAGTCTTGGCAAAAGCAAGAGACCATCAAAAATTTAGATTGCGTTAAAGAATATTTTGGTTATTCAAATGAAAAAGCCAAAGAGGCCTTGCGTATTCTAACCGATGAACATATCGCTTTCATAAAAGAACAATTAGAAAAAGGTGGAGTGAAAAAATAATGGTAAAAATAGAAAACATGGTAGAGGTGACTCTAAAGGAAAAAGATGACTTTTTAAAAGTTCGTGAAACTTTAACGCGAATCGGTGTCGCTTCCAAAAAAGAAAAAGTTCTTTACCAGTCTTGTCACATTCTACATAAGCAAGGCAGATACTACATTGTACACTTTAAAGAACTTTTTGCATTAGATGGTAAAAATACAGACTTTTCCGAGAACGATATTGCAAGAAGAAATACAATTGCAAAATTGTTGGAGGACTGGGAACTGTTAAAAATTGTTGATAAGAATATGGTTGAAGACCCCATAGTTTCTTTATCTCAAATTAAAATTCTTTCGCATAAAGAAAAAGAAGATTGGCAATTAATTACCAAATATAATATTGGTAAAAAAGCACAGAACGTGAATAAATAACCATATCCCAATCGGGATGGGCTAGCCTACCGAGGTTAAGGCTAGTAAAATAAACCTCGGACCAACGCCTTATGGGTTGGTATTTTATTAACTCGCTTATTTTAAGGAGAAAAGCATGACTCTTCACTACGGCAAATCTTTGCTGCCTGCAACTGTTGGTTTCGAACGTCTTCTTAGCACATTTGAAGAATTTGATAGGGCGGTCAAACCACAAACCTACCCTCCATACAATTTAGTAAAAACAAGTGATACCAATTGGACTATTGAAATCGCTATTGCGGGGTTTACCCGAGATGAAATTGATATTACTCTTGACGATGGTAAACTTTTGGTCACAGGTAAAAGTGCCGATAAAGATACTACTCGTGAATTTATCCACTATGGTATTGCAAAGCGGGACTTCAATCATCGATTTATTTTGGCACAAACGGTACAGGTAAAATCTGCTAATATTGTCGATGGGCTTCTTATAATTGAACTGGAAAATATTATTCCAGAAGAAAGAAAGCCAAAGAAAATTCAAATTGGTAGCAAAAATACAACACTCTTGACAGAATAGTCATTTTCGAGTATAATTTTATTATGGATGCGGTGAGTTAACATGGAAACATACTTGACAATGACAACTTTTACTGCCTTTGCTTTGGGTGCCTTTCTTGGTGCACTAGTTGGAAGGTTGGTAACATTTTGTCTCATGTCAGTATGTTTCCTTTTCTTATTGTTTAAGCTATGAATACAAAAGATCAACCAATTAAAATGCGCAATCGCTTTAATTTGACGGATGTTTATTACACATTAGCGCACTGGCCGTCTAAAGAAATTGATGGTGTTTTGTTTCTACCTGTAGTAAAAAATTATCCTTCAAATCAAAAACAACCTTTACATTATATCCGAAAAGATTCTTTGGAAAAAACTAAATGAAAATTGCACTTGCATCTGACGTTCATCTGGAATTCGGTACTACATCATTCAATAACACTGATAATGCAGATGTTCTTATTTTATCGGGTGATATTTGTGTCGCTAACAATTTTCATCCTACAGATAAAAAATTTTTTCGTGAATGTTCTGAGCGTTTTCCAAAAGTAATTTATGTCATGGGAAACCATGAACATTACGATGGTGATTATACACTGACCGAAAATCTTCTTCGTGAAGAGTTGGAAGAATTTACAAATATTCATCTGCTTGAAAAGCAAACGGTTGAGATCAATGGCTACACTTTTATTGGTGCTACTTTTTGGACCGACATGAATAAGAATGATCCTAATACTCTTTGGCATGTTAGCCGTGTGATGAATGATTTTCGTATTATTCGTAATAGTGTGATGATTGAAGATCGAGAAAAACTTACTCCAATGTTTGTGTATAATGAACATGTGAATACAATGCACTATATCAAGAGTGTCATTGATGCTAAACCTGAAGGTAAGTTCGTAGTTGTTGGGCATCATGCGCCATCAAAGCAGTCGGTGAAACCTCGATATGAAAGAGATCGCCTTACGAACGGTGCTTATTCTTCGGACTTGTCGGAGTTTATTCTTGACCACCCACAAATCAAACTATGGACGCATGGGCACACTCATGATGTTTTTGATTATATGATCGGTGATACTCGTATATTGTGTAATCCTCGTGGATATGCTCTATACGAAGAGCGCGCTGATGAATTTGAATTGCTTTTTACGGAGATTTAAAATGCCTATTTTTATGATTGATACTGTTCACACTTTTCGCCATAAGTGGCTGATTGAAGCAGAGACATTGGAACACGCTTACGATGAAATGGTGATGACTGAACATGATCGTAAGTTTGATGAACTGACACAAAAATGTCTCGGTGAAATGATTATTGATGGGCGTGAAGTGACACGTGAAGAAATTGATAAAGTAGTTGCAACTCTTAAAGAGGACAAGGATGAATGGGTAAATCATTGGCTTGTGGATAAATGTATTCATAAAGTCGATTATTCTAAATAATATTTCTGGCCGTCGTTCAATGGATAGGACAGCATTCTTCTAAAGTGCGAATGGGGGTTCGATTCCCTCCGGCCGGGCCAAACAATTTCGAGGTTTTGTGAAAGAAAAATTTATTAATGCATATATGAAGGTAGCCGAAACGTTTGCCGAATTGTCATCGGCTCGGCGTCTTCATGTTGGCGCGATTATTGTAAAAGATGATCGTATCATTTCCATTGGTTATAATGGAATGCCCTCTGGTTGGGACAATGATTGTGAGGATTTAGTTGTCTATAGAAAAGAAATCGAACCTGGCATTTTTAACAACGAATATAAACATGAATGGAAAACAAAACCCGAAGTCCTTCACGCTGAGACGAATGCAATTGCTAAGTTAGCTAAATCTACCGAATCTGGAAACGGCTCAACTTTATTTGTTACGCATGCACCATGCATGGACTGTGCAAAACTAGTTTATCAAAGTGGCATTAGTTCAGTTTACTATAGAAATACTTACCGTTCCGAAGATGGTATTAATTTTTTAAATGCTGCTGGAGTGAACGTAAACAGAGTATAATTCACCAGATGAAAAATCCATTGCTCTAAATAAAATGGAGCATACCTGGAGGATTATATGCATCTCAGAGTGATCAATAGTCCAGAAAAAAATTTCACCCCATTTGTAAGAAAAGCCTCACTTTTTTATGCGGAATATCTGATGCCAAGTAAAAGGCTCAGAGATAACGTGCATCTAAAAATAAAGTTCAATAAAAAAAGTAACTATTGGGG